AGCAATTAAATGATCAAGACTTCTTTAGTGTTTGGGAGAAAGATCTTGAAGAGTTTACTATGGCAGATAGAGTGAATCTTCATTTCAAGATTGGAAACTATGTTGACGTTCCTTTCAATACTGTAGAGCAAGCAATCGTAGATCAAATAGCACTAGTAGAAACTTTCGAGGACGCTATAGAGGCAGCAAGAGTCCTCTGGGAGTACAGAAAGGATGTAGAGCAACCAGCAGAGAAAAAGCAAATGCCACAGGGGGAGACAGACGGTGTTAGTGATGGTTCACAACCTGGTAGCAACTGGGGTGAAGGAGAAGATGGTGAAGAGAGTGATGAAGAAGGTGATGATGGTTTTGAAACTAAGTCTGAGCAAGGTGAAGGTGGTGATGAAGGTGATGATGGTACAGGATTTGATGATGGTGAAGGAGAATCACCTAAGGATCTTAGCACTGTTGAATCATTAGAATCTAAGTTGAGAGATCTATCTTCGACTAACGCTTATGAGGAACTTGATATCATACAGATCAAACCAAGTAAGTATGAGAAGATCGTTGTTTCTAACAAAATCTTTATGGAGAGATGTGAGGAGCACTATGTTGGTGTCACCGAAATGAGCAAGGAGTATGGACACGATCCTGTAGGGATTGCCGACCAAGCGTTTGCTGACTACCGCAAGGAAGCAGCAAGAGAAGTTAACTACCTTGTTAAAGAGTTTGAGTGTAAGAAATCTGCTGCTGCTTATGCACGTGCATCTACTGCAAAGACTGGTGTTTTGAATACTTCGTTACTACATACTTATAAGTACAACGAAGATCTATTCAAGAGAGTAACAATTATACCTGATGGTAAGAACCACGGTCTAATTGCACTAGTTGACTGGTCTGGATCTATTAGTGAAGTATGCTTTAATATGGTAAAGCAACTTCTAAATATTGCGTGGTTCTGTAAGAAAGCACAGATTCCATTCAATGCATACCTATTCACTACTGAGTGGCCATCCGATGAAAGACCCGACAGATCAGAACCTTACAAATATTCCTTTGGAGATCACTTTAATCTCATTAATGTGCTTACCACCGATACTACTGGCAATGAGTTTGAGCAACAGTTAAAGTATATGTTCCGTTTAGGTGCATACTACTCTAGCTACTGCAACAGTGAAATATTTCAATACGCACGTTCACTCAGTCATCCAATTGGTTTATACCTAGGTGGTACACCACTTTCAGATGCTATTGTATCAATGCATACTGTTATACCTTACTTCAAAAAGAAGTATGGTGTTGAAAAGTTAAACGTTATTGTATTATCTGATGGAGAATCCCACGCAGGAGTCTACACGACTGACAAAGATCATTGGAGCAACGAAGAACTTCTTACACGTACAGTGGAACATAGCACTGCTCTTAGGAATTATCGTACGGGGCGTGTTTTTAATCGTTTTTCAAATAATTATATGGAGAACCTTGGAATCCTTGTTAAAGATCTTAAAGAGTCGTTTCCTGAATCCAACTTTGTTAGTTTCAGACTTATCGAATCTAGGGATGTTTCTTACTGGATTCGTAATGCATCTTACTTATGCACCGACTGGATGGAGCGTGGAATTTCCAGAGATGAAATTAAAGCAAGACTTAGAAGAGACAAGTCCTTAATCGTTAAGAAGTCTCTTGGCTATGATGAGTTGTACCTAATGCCAAACAAGAACCTAGGTCTCAACACCGAGTTTGAGGTTGATGAAGGTGCAACTAAAGCAAAGATCAAAGCTGCTTTCAAAAAGTCTCTTGGTAACAAGAGTGTCAACAAAAAGATTCTAACATCTTTTGTAGATATGGTCAGTTGAGAAACTGGTACACTGGGGGTTCACACCCCCATTTTTTGTACTATAATAAGTACATACAAACAAATTAATCCTCTTAAATCTAATGACCGTAGTTTCCGATCTCCGTGACCAGTATGGTAATAACATTACTGCTACTGAAGTTAAAAAATATGCTAGAAAGATTGGACTTGGTTATCGTGCAATCACTAATAGACTAAGTGCTTACAAAGTAAAGCGTGGTACTTGGGATCTAACAGTGAAAGAAGCACTAGAAAAAACCTACAGCAAACCAGCAGCAGCACCTGCTGTAGAGCAGAATTTAGTTCCAGATGTAGATGCTAACTTCGTTCCTTTCGGCAATTTTAATCGTCTTAAGAAGATCCTTAAATCTGGTATCTTCTATCCTACATTCATCACTGGTCTATCAGGTAATGGTAAAACCTTTGGTGTAGAACAAGCAGCAGCACAACTCAAGCGTGACTTGATTAGAGTTAACATTACTATTGAAACTGATGAAGACGATCTTATTGGTGGGTTTCGCCTTGTTAATGGCGAAACGGTATGGCACAACGGTCCAGTCATCGAAGCACTCCAAAAAGGAGCAGTCTTACTTTTGGATGAAGTGGATCTTGCATCTAATAAGATACTTTGTCTTCAGTCCATCCTCGAAGGGAAGGGAGTCTTCCTCAAAAAGATAGGTAAGTACATTCAACCTGCTGATGGATTCACAGTTATAGCTACTGCTAACACTAAGGGTAAAGGATCTGAAGATGGTAGATTCATTGGTACTAACGTATTGAATGAAGCATTCCTTGAGAGATTCGCTTTGACCTTTGAGCAAGAGTATCCTTCAGTTAACATAGAGCAGAAGATCCTTAACAAGGTATGTAAGGATGCTGACTACTGTAAGAAACTTGCTGACTGGGCAGACATCATCCGTAAGACATTTTACGATGGTGGTATCGATGAGGTGATCAGTACACGTAGACTTGTACACATCACTAAGGCATTTTCTATCTTTGGTGATCGTCTAGAAGCAGTACAACTTTGCTTGAATCGTTTCGATGATGAGACCAAGCAAGCATTCTTAGACCTTTACAGTAAGGTTGATGACAAGGTTGACCTTCCTGTAGACGAGGGAGAATCACCTGTAGAAGTTCATTCTGACAAAGTGGTTGCAATTACGTAACCACTCTGTTATACTGGTAGAAAACTACCACGTATATGAACAAGTACAATGAAGATGAACTTCTGGAAGAAGTCAAATCTTACATTCATAACACGTACCGAGGTCATTACAGTCCAGGTGGGGTTCAGACGTTGGATCTCATCGATTCGGTAGGTGATGCTGAGGCATTCTGTAGGAGTAACATCCTAAAGTATGCCTCTCGCTACGATCGAAAGGGTTCAGCACGTAAGGACATCGTAAAGATTGCCCACTATGCTATACTCTTACTCCACTTCAATGATAAGACGGCACGTGCCCAATCTATCAATGATGGAACTACATCATTCTCAGTTGATTACGACAAATGACCGCAGTCACATTATCAAAGACTACACTAGCCATTCTTAAAAACTTTGCTACGATCAATACGAGTATCGTAGTAAAGACTGGTAATGTTCTTAAGACTATCAGCAATGCAGAAAACATTCTGGCATCTGCTAAGGTAGAGGAGACATTTCCAATTGACTTTGCCATCTATGACTTGAATCAGTTTATTGCTGGTCTCTTGTTGTTTGATGATCCTGTACTTCACTTCGATAATCCTAACCACGTTACGATTAAAGATCAAGGTCAGGGACGTAGAGTCAAATACTACTTCAGTGATCCTGAAATCACTATGAAGGCAGCACCTGATCGTGAGATCAAATTTCCTGGTGGGAACATTGAATTTAATGTGACCGAGGAACAGATCGGTGCACTCAGCAAAGCTGCTGCTGTGTATGGTCTACCAGACTTTACTGTGTCTGGTGAAAAGCAAACCGTTATCCTAAAAGTGCGTGACAAAGAAGACGACACCTCCAACTCTTATGATCAAGTTGTACAAGGATCAACAGACGGTGATTACTCGCTCGATTTTAAAGTTGAAAACCTCAGACTCTTCCAAGGAGACTACGGAGTAAGTGTGTCCGACAAGTTGATTTCTAAATGGAATCACAGTAGCATAGACTTGACTTACTACATCGCCTTAGAACCTTGAGAAAATTTTTATGGGTTGAGGAGTATCGACCCACCAAAATCAAAGACTGTATACTCCCACAGTATCTTAAAACAACCTTCCAAGAGTTTGTAGATGCTGGTGAATTTCCTAACCTTCTTCTATCTGGATCTTCTGGTGTTGGTAAGACAACAGTAGCTAGAGCATTATGTGATGAGTTAGGTGTTAGTTCTATTGTTATTAATGGTTCTGATGAAGGTCGTTACCTTGATACTGTCAGGACTAAGGTTAAGAATTTTGCTAGTACGATTAGTCTCACAGGTAGTAAGCACAAATGCGTCATCATAGATGAAGCAGACAATATGACTGTTGACGTTCAGTCACAGTTACGTGCTGCTATTGAGGATTACCAGAACAACTGTAGATTTGTCTTTACTTGTAACTACAAGAACAAGATCATTCAACCGTTGCAGTCTAGGTGTTCTGTCTTTGACTTTGTTATCAAGAAGGAGGATAAGTTAGATCTTCAGGGTCAGTTTTTCCTGAGGATCAAACAGATCCTTAAAGATAATAAGGTTACGGGAGAAGACAAGGTATTAGTAAAGTTAGTACAAAAGCATTATCCAGATTGGAGAAGAACATTAAATGAATTACAGAGACACAGTGTACGAGGGTCTATTGATAGTGGTATTCTGGTTGATATATCAGAACTGGACATTTCGACGCTGGTAAAAGCACTAGCTAGAAAAGAGTTTAGCACTGTCCGTAGTTGGGTTGTAGAGAACCTTGACAATGATTCTAATATGATCTTTCGTAAGATCTATGAGGGGTTAGATGATAAGTTAACTGGTAGGAGTATCCCTCAGTTAGTTCTTATACTTGCAGATTATCAGTATAAGACTGCCTTCGTTGCAGATCAGGAAATTAATCTTCTAGCTTGTATGACACAGATTATGTTGGAGTGTGAGTTTAAATGAATTACAGAAAGGAAAAAATCCTAGAGGCAGAGAAGCGTATTGCTGAATTGCGACGTTGGATTGAAAGGTGGAAGAATCAATGAATACATTCACCTTCACGGATGAAGAACTTCTGTGTTTACAAGTGTGCTTACAGAATGCACCCTGTCCATATGACATAGGCAAGAAGAAACTAGTATCTGAAATTGAGGATAAGATAGGTCTTCCACCTAAAGTAGAGGTAGAACCATTGAGTCTACCCAAGTATGATTTGACTAAGTATGGTATCACTGACTAAACTATGGAGGATATGGAAGTATGCGTTGGGTAGTTTCGATGATACGAAGACGCAGAGGTATGATAATACTATTGTCATTGTACGATCTCTTATCTTTCTTTCTTATCTTATCACTAATTGTTTTATTATTTCGGGGGTCATAAGACATTGGTAAACTTTACCATAGATCTTGATTTTAATGAACTCCTTAGGGAGACACAAAAAGTATATCAGATCTGGCAGATGACCATCAAACCAATGGCACCTCCTGGCTACGATCCTACCCTATCTAAGAATGCGTACAACCTCATTCTATTGAGTTCATACCTACCAACATACTACAGTTTGTGGAAGCAAGTTCTTTCTAACGTTAAAGGTGAGATAGGTAGTCCGACGTTTGTCCACGCTTGGTTGAACGTCCATAGATCTGAAGATCTGTGTGATGAAAATGAATCACTTAATTGGCACAATCATTCTTATGCTGACTACCACGGATTCGTACACATCAGTGATAAGAAGACAGATACTGTCTTTAGGGATGGTCAAGTGATACCAAACAAGCAAGGTCAGATGTGTATGTTTGAAGCAGCACGTGAACATCGTGTAGAGAATAGACAATTCTCTGGTATCCGTGCTAGTATAGGGTTTGATATACTACACAACCCTAATCCTGCTGTATTCGTACAACAGGTAATTGATTCTGGAGCACTCCCTCAATTGGTTCCTATACTATGAAAAAGTTTAAAACACCCCTAAGGTATCCTGGTGGTAAATCTCGTGCCACTAAGATCCTTCTAGAGTACATACCAAATAACTTTGACTATTATGTCGAACCTTTTATTGGTGGTGGATCTATGGCCATTGCTCTAACAAAGCAACGTCCAGATCTTAAGGTTGTTATCAATGATCTATACTATCCTGTCTTTGCTTTTTGGACTGCTTTGAGAGATGCAGGTCCACAGATGCAATCACATCTTCATAACGTTAAGACATATCTGTCTAAGCACGAGGATAAAGAAGATGTATTGAAGGCACATAGAGAAGCATTCAACAATGCGAAGGACAAACTAAAAGAAAAGAAGGACATCTATGAGACAGCAATTAATTTTTACATTTGCAACAAGTGTAGTTTCTCTGGTCTTAGCGAGAACTCTTCTTTTTCTGCTCAGGCAAGTCAATCTAACTTTTCATTTAATGGCATAAATAGCCTACTGTGGTACCACCAAGCAATTCGTACTTGGAACATTACGAACCAAGACTACGCTCAGGTAATGAACCCTAGTGCATTCAATTTTCTTGATCCTCCTTACAGCATCAAAGACAACCTCTATGGTAGTAAGGGATCTTTACATAAGAACTTTGGACACCAGAAACTTGCAGATCTCTGCAATGTATTCTCTGGTAATATAATGCTCACTTACAATGCATCTAAGGATATTGAAAAATTATATCCTGAGTACTCTAAGCTGAAGTGGGATCTCACATATACTATGAGATCAACACAGTCATATGGTGCTGACCAAGATAAGCGTAAAGAACTTCTTCTGGTCAATTATACGATCAACAACAGTACAGGTAACTGGTACAAGTAATGGGAAACCTAATTGCAAGGGCACGTGGTGGACGTGCACAACTGATTGACACTAAGATGGGCGTAGTCCAAACTTTTGGTGTTGACGTAGCTAGTGCTATGGTCCAAGGAGATGAAGTAGTAGTGAATCTTACCTCAGGTAAGACACAGATCTACAGATTCAATGCTTCTGGTCGTACCGTATTCGGACCTGTAAGAACCTATTAATGACTGAAAAGATTGACACTCAGGGAATGAGTGGACCTACAACACAAGGTTGTAAGGATAATGTGTTTCCTAAGGATGTAGATGGAAATTCCATCTATCCTGAGATGAAAACTACACCATTGACATTACTGGAACCACAACTTAGAATTGAACTTAAGGATCTCATTAATGAGGTTCTCGACGAGAGAGAGTATAACAAGAAGATGAACGGACCATATGATATGCCAGAAGAAGACGAACCCACCTACACTGAGTACAAACACCCTTGGTATGAGCACCTTGAAACTAAATGATTACCTCTATTCTATTAATCAATCCAAAAAGGATATATGGGATGAGGAAGACAAAAAGAACTATGTCCCCTATGTGATCAACAAGTGTCTTGCTGGTCAATTAGATTCTGTACTACACGCAAATGAAATGAATGCTTCTGCTCATTTGGATAAGCGTTTACAGTATGATTATTACATAAATACCCTCAGACCTAGGAAGAGATTCTCTCCTTGGCTGAAGAAGTCTGCACTTGATGATCTTGACGCAGTAAAAACATACTATGGATATAGTAATGAAAAAGCACGACAAGCATTAAAGGTTCTGACTACATCACAGTTGAAAGAGATTCGATCCCTTATTGATACTGGTGGCAGTAAATGACTGAAGAATTTGTACAATGGACAGAGCAATCAATGATTGAGGTTGCTCTAAAGGAACCAGATGACTTCCTAAAAGTGAGAGAAACATTAACAAGGATAGGTGTAGCTTCTCGTAAAGAAAAGAAGATCTATCAATCTTGTCACATCCTCCACAAACGTGGTAAATATTACATCGTTCACTTCAAGGAACTCTTCGCACTTGACGGTAAACAAACTAATCTAAGCATCAACGACGTACAACGTCGTAACAGAATTGCATCCCTCTTGTCAGATTGGGGATTATTGAGTATAATAACAACTGATAAAATCGATACTATAGCTCCCTTGAACCAGATTAAGGTTCTCTCCTTCAAGGAGAAGGGAGAATGGATTCTAGAATCCAAGTATAATATTGGTAAGAAAAAAACAGAAGCGTAATGGGATTAACATTTGATGACTTTAAAGGTCGTATCATTCGACCTGATGAGTTAAAAACATTATTTGAAATCAATCCAAACCGTAAGGAATACATAGAGAAACTTCCTGATCCTTGGGATCATAAGTATCTTATTGTAGAGGATCTTCTTGTCAATCCTTATGACGTAAAGGATTTCTTTATTAACTCAGCTTATATTGCTGGCACCAATGATCTAATACCTGATAAGACTGGTGCACCAGGTATGCAACAACCTATAGCTAACGAGTGGGTTAAAGGTTTTATATTATATCTCAGACAACTTCTATACGACCATAAGATTACACGTAGAGAGATAACGTGGTACGATTTTAATTGTTATAGCAATATGTTCTGGAAGAATATGGTTGCTATTGACAGTAACTACCGTCCACACGTAGATCCTGGTGATTTTGCATTCAATCTATTTCTATCAGATGATCTTCATAAAGATGAAGGTACTGCTGTGTTTGCTATAGTTATGCCTGACGGACAGAAGTGGATTGATATTAGAGATATGGAAAAGATATCTGGTCTACATCCTAGATTGATTAGTCAGAGAATGGATCAAGGTAGAGTGGGTGAAGGTCTGTTAGATGATTGGAAATTCTTTAAGGGTGATGACGTATATGAATATGTTACTACAGTACCAGCTGGATTTAATTGTCTTTCTGGATATAGAGGATCTCTATTCCACACTGCTGTATATGATCCACAGAATTATTCTGATGATCACGTACGGTATTCTTTCGTATCTATGTTAGCGTTAACCTCACCTTCTAAAAACAAATCAGCTTTCATTACCCAAAAACCCGAATAAATCTTGAGGGTTCTCACCACTGACATCACTATCTTCTTGTGGTTAAATAGTATTGTCGCCGTAAGGGACACAACTTAACACTCGCTTAACTAAGGAGAACCAAATGGAAATTCAAAGATATCGTGCTGCCGATCTTCCAGAACTAATGGATCGCATCACAAGAAACAGTATTGGGATGGATGATTACCTTGATAAGTTTTTCAATCTACACGAAACTACAAGTAACTATCCTCCTTACAACCTTGTTCAGGTTAACAACGTAGAGTCTAGACTAGAGATTGCACTAGCTGGATTTAAGAAGGAAGAAGTACTAGTATATTCTGAGTATGGTAAACTCTTTGTGGAGGGTCAAAAGGAAGATAAAGAAACTGAACTTACATACCAACACAAAGGACTAGCTCAGAGATCCTTCAAGCGTGTCTGGACACTCTCTGATGAAACAGAAATCAGAGATGTAAAGTTTGAAGATGGTCTGTTGACTATCGAGTTAGGTAAGATCGTCCCTGAACACCACTCTCGTAAAGATTACCTTTAACCATCTAACCCCTTGACAAATGTCAGGGGGTCTTTTATAATATATAAAAATATTCTATAATGTCTATCCAACTCCTGTTGATGAAAAGCGGTGAAGAAGTCATCGCTGATGTTTATGAGATCAGAGATAAAGAAGGTATGCCTCAGGGGTTTGTCCTTAGAGAACCTCAGATCTGTAAGCTACTACCCAATGTAGAAGACCCTGAGAAAGGACCAAATGTTCAGTTCCATAACTGGGCACCTCTATCACAACAAAGGAAATTCCTTGTTAAAGAACACGCATTCATTACAATGTGTGACCCCCTAAATCCCCTTATTGAACATTTTAGAGAACGTTTTGGAGAAAGTGATGAAGAACTGTCAAGTGCTGGTGCTCAAGAACCAACAAATCCTACTGAGCCAACTGGAACCGACTGACGCAGAGTTGCCAGGTGAACCTGATGTCAAGTTAACGGATCCTTGTCTCCTGACAAATGGATCATTGACAAAATGGCTAGAAGAGGTTACAATACAGAACGAGATGATGATTCATTCGGATCAGATTCTTACAATCGTCGAACCTGTTACCTCCCTTATTCAAAAGTATAATGAAGTTCTACAAGAACGTTGACCAAGTTGGTGATCGAATTCTTGTAAGAGGTTGTGATGGGTATAAAGAGATTCGTTTTCGTGACGAGTTTCGACCTACCCTGTACGTAAAGAGTAAGAAGGAATCAAAGTTTTCCACTTTATATGGAGAACCAGTTCGACCTATTCAACCAGGTACCATCCGAGACTGTAAGCAGTTCTGCCAACAGTATGACGAGGTAGATGGTTTTGAGATCTCTGGTAATCAGATGTATCTCTATCAATGGATCAGTGACAACTTCCCTGGTGAAGTTGACTATGACCCAAGTAAGATCCGTGTGTTCACGATCGATATTGAAACCGCAGCAGAGAACGGATTCCCCGACATCGAATCTGCTGATCAGGAAATCTTACTTATCTCAGTTAAGGACAGTTTCACTGGCTTGTATCACGTATGGGGATCAAAACCCTTCGAGAATAGCCACACTGATGTATCGTACACACTCTGTGCTGACGAGCAGGAACTACTACGGAAGTACCTCGCTTGGTGGATCGAGAATTATCCTGATGTTATTACAGGTTGGAATGTTCAACTGTTCGACGTTCCGTATATCTGTAATCGATTGGATCGTATCCTTGGAACCAAGGAAACAAAACTCTTTTCGCCTTGGAAACTTTTAAGTTCCCGTGAAATTTATATACAGGGCAGAAAAAACATCTGTTATGATGTATCGGGGATTACGGTGCTGGACTATCTTGATTTGTATAGGAAATTCACTTATACGAATCAGGAGTCTTACCGCTTGGATCACATAGCGTTAGTTGAGTTGGGATCTAAGAAGTTAGACCACTCAGAGTTCGACACCTTCAAGGAGTTCTATACCCAAGACTGGCAGAAATTTGTAGAGTATAACATCCACGACGTACGTCTGGTTGATCAACTCGAAGACAAGATGAAGCTTATGGACTTGGCGTTTACGCTTGCGTATGATGCTAAGGTCAACCTTGAAGATGTCTTTTCACAGGTGAGGATGTGGGATAGCATAATCTATAATTATTTGCGTAAGAGGGATATCGTTATCCCTCCCAAGCATCGAAATGAAAAGTCCGATAAGTATGCAGGTGCGTATGTTAAGGAACCGAAAACAGGACGCTATGACTGGGTGGTTAATTTTGACCTCAACAGCCTGTATCCTCATCTTATTATGCAATATAATATCTCACCCGAAACCCTCAGGGAGACTAGACATCCCAGTGCGAGCGTTGAAGGGATCTTAAATGGCGAGGTGCAGATTGATGGGGATGATTGTGTTTGTGCTAACGGTGCTCAGTATCGTAAGGATGTACGGGGTTTTCTACCAGAACTAATGGAAAAGATCTACGATGAACGTAGTATCTACAAACGTAATATGATTGAGGCGAAGAAGAAGTATGAGAAAGAACCTTCCCTCACACTAGAGAAAAAGATATCAAAGTTTAATAACTTCCAGATGGCTAGGAAGATTCAACTCAATAGTGCTTATGGTGCTATTGGTAATGAGTACTTCAGGTATTATAAACTAGCTAATGCAGAAGCAATCACTCTGTCTGGACAGGTCTCTATCAGGTGGATAGAGAACAAGATAAATGAATACCTAAATAATTTACTACAAACAAATAACGTAGATTATGTTATTGCATCCGACACGGATTCAATATATCTTAATCTCGGACCTCTTGTTGATAAATTTTTTAGTAATCGGGTTAGTGATAAGAGCAAGATTGTTTCGCTACTCGATAAGATCTGTAAAGAGAAGATTGAACCGTACATTGATACTAGCTATGAGGAACTGGCGACGTACGTTCAAGCATATGAACAGAAGATGATAATGAAGCGTGAGAATATAGCGGATCGTGGTATATGGACAGCAAAGAAACGCTACATTCTTAACGTATGGGATTCCGAGGGAGTAAGGTATAGTGAACCAAAGATGAAGATTATGGGATTGGAGACTGCGAGGTCTTCTGTTCCACAGTACTTCAGAGATCGCCTTAAGAAAGCGTTCAGACTTATTATGTCATCTGATAACGATACAGTTATTGAGTTCATCGATAACTGTAAGAAGGAGACACGTGAGGCAGTAGTCGCAGACATTGCATTCCCACGTGGATGTAATGGTGTCACCAAGTATAAACACCCTAGGGAGATCTATCAGAAAGGTACTCCCATACACGTACGTGGTGCGTTGTTGTACAATTACTACATCAAGGATAAGAAGATTCAACATAAGAATGCTTCTATTCAAGAGGGTGAGAAGATTAAGTTTGTCTATCTAAAGACACCGAACCCTATACAGGAGAACGTGATCTCATTCTTCCAAGACTTACCATCCGAGTTTAATTTGGAGAAGTACATAGACCACGACAAACAGTTTAACAAAGCATTTTACGAACCCTTGCGTAATGTGCTAGAATGTATTGGATGGAAACCAGAACGTTCTGGTAGTCTTATGGAATTTTTCTAATGAGTTTTTTAAATTCGGTCATCAAAGAGATTGGTAATGAGTATGCAGCAGTCGCAGACCAAGGTATCGCTGCTGGCGATACTGCTAACTGGGTTGATACTGGCAGTTATATCTTTAACGCTTTGGTATCTGGTTCAGTCTACGGTGGAATACCATCAAATAAAGTTACAGCTCTTGCAGGCGAGTCAAGCACTGGCAAGACTTTCTTTGCCCTCAGCGTCTGTAGGTTCTTTCTAGAACAGAACCCTAAGGGTAATGTTCTATACTTTGAATCTGAGTCTGCTATCTCTAAGGAGATGATGGCAGAAAGAGGTTTAGATGTGTCACGTGTGGGTGTAGTACCTGTTGTGACAGTACAAGAGTTTCGTACACAGGCTATGAAAATAGTATCTGAGTATGAGAAACTTAACAAAGAAGACAGACCACCTCTTCTTATGGTACTAGATAGTTTAGGTAACTTATCTACTTCTAAAGAAATTGAAGATTCCGCAGCAGGAAAAGATACCAGAGATATGACACGAGCACAAGTGATCAAGTCTATCTTCAGGGTCTTGACACTTAATCTTGGTCGAGCGAATATACCACTGCTAGTTACTAATCATACCTACGAAGTCGTGGGTAGCTATGTCCCTATGAAGGAGATGAGTGGTGGAACAGGACTTAAGTACGCTGCTTCTAACATTGTTTTCTTATCGAAGGCTAAGGAGAAAGACGGTACCGAGGTTGTTGGCAATCTCATTACTGCCACAAATCGTAAATCAAGGTTTACAAAAGAGAATAGTAAGGTTAAAGTAAGGTTGTTCTTCGATGAGAGAGGTCTTGACAAGTATTACGGATTACTGGAATTGGGTGAGAAGCACGGAGTCTTTAACCGTGTGGGCAATAGGATTAAGTTGGGTGAAACTTCTGTTTATCCTAAAGTTATCCTCAATGATCCAGAAAAGTATTTCACTCCAGAAATAATGCAAGCACTAGACGAGGCTGCACAAAAAGAATTTAAGTACGGCAATGAATGAACGTATTGAGAGGACTATCCTACGTAGTCTCTTCAGATCTGAAGATTACTATCGTAAGGTACTTCCCTTTATAAAATCCGATTACTATGAAGAACTACACGAAAAGGTCATTTACGAAGAGATCCAAAAGTTCGCTTCTAAGTATGACCGTCTCCCGACCACGGAGGTTATACTCATTGAAGTCGAAGGACGGTCGGATGTTTCTGATGAGACTTATGGTCAAGTCAGAAGTGTCTGTGATTCTTTCCAAGATATAGAGGATCCGACACAGGATTGGTTATTCGATGCTACTGAGAAGTGGTGTAAAGATCGTGCTATTTACATAGCTTTGATGGAGTCTATCAAGCTAGCAGATGGTAAAGATGAGAAGAAGAGTCGGGATGCAATTCCTGACATTCTCAAAGAAGCTTTATCGGTATCTTTTGATGACCATATTGGTCACGATTATTTGGAAGACTACCAAGAAAGATTTGATTTCTACACAACAGACGAAGAGAAAACTCCGTTTGATCTCGAATATTTCAATAAGATTACCAAGGGTGGAATACCAAACAAAACACTCAACGTTGCTCTAGCTGGTACAGGTGTTGGTAAGTCACTCTTTATGTGTCACGTAGCAGCAGCTTGTTTATCGCAAGGCAAGAATGTCTTGTATATTACCCTTGAGATGGCAGAAGAAAAGATAGCAGAACGTATTGATGCTAACCTTCTCAACGTTAATATAAAGGACATACCAGAGCTACCTAGGATGATCTTTGAATCTAAGGTAGCAGATCTGTCACGTAAGACACAGGGTAAACTTATCATTAAAGAGTATCCTACTGCATCTGCACACTCAGGTCACTTCAGGTCATTGATGAATGAACTATCCTTGAAGAAGTCATTCGTACCTGACATCATATTCATCGACTACCTTAACATCTGTGCTAGTTCCAGATACAAAGGTGCTATTGTTAATTCCTATACTTATGTTAAAGCGATTGCAGAAGAACTTCGTGGTCTCGCCGTCGAGTTCAATCTCCCGATTATCTCAGCGACACAGACCACTCGTTCTGGCTTTGGTTCTACTGACGTTGATCTTACTGACACTTCTGAATCCTTCGGGTTACCTGCTACTGCTGACTTTATGTTTGCTCTTATATCTTCTGAAGAACTTGAAGCCCAGAATCAAATAATGGTCAAGCAGTTAAAGAACAGGTACAATGATCCTACAATGTATAGAAGATTTGTTATAGGTATTGACAGAGCGAAGATGAAGCTGTATGATGTAGAGCAAGGTAAGGATGCTGAAGCAGAAGCTAAAGACATCGACTTCACCCCTGACTTTGATAAAAAATCTTCATCTAAATTTGCAGACTTTGTAGTATGACCGAAACTAAAGTAGACATCAATCAGTATATGGAATTTGTGGATGGTACCACAAGTCAACCATCGAAGAACAATCAAGAGTTCATCCATAGAATTCTGGAGCTAGACAAAGAGGGTGTAGATATTGCACGTCTCTTGACTGCTGCTATTGGTCTTAGTGCTGAAGGTGGTGAGTTCGCAGAGATTGTGAAGAAGATTACTTTCCAAGGAAAGGTATTAACTGGTGACACTAAAACACATTTACTTCGTGAACTAGGTGATGTGTTCTGGTACTACAGTCAAGCTTGTATAGCATTAGGATTTGATTTTGATAAAGTTGTTGCACAGAATATGGCAAAACTTCTAGCTAGATATCCTACTGGAACATTTGAGGTCACTCGATCTGAGAATAGACAAGCAGGTGATTTATGAGTGGAGATTGGGAATCACACGAGAGTACCCAAAGACTAGTTTCATATGATTGTGATAACTTATTGGATCTGGTAAAGATATATGATGTTGATGTGCTTTGGAAAGAAATACTGACTGAAGCACGTACTTGTTACGGACTCTGGAAATCAAATATTGAACCATTAGCAGAGTCTTCTATGTCTGGTAGTAGGGATGAATGGGATATGTCTATGAGCAAGAACGCTTATAACATTATCACACTTTCATCCACTATGCCAGAATTTTTTTATTTGTGGAACCAAGTATTTAAAAATATTAGATCCTATCCAGGATTAGAAACTAAACCATTGTGGATACACGCTTGGATGAATGCACATAAGTATGAGGAGTTGGGTAAGATGTCTTTGGGGTGGCATAATCATAGCTACTGTAGGTATCACGGTTTCATTCACTTGAGTGATAAACCTACAGAAACTGTGTTTGCTAGTGATATACCAAGAGATTTTAAGGAGAGAGATGAACAGACTTTGGCATACCTTGATCTAGAAGATCGTACTAAACATCCACTAGATGCTGAAGAGTATCCATATGTCATCCCTAACAAGCAAGGACTACAGTATATCGGTCCAGGTCCGTTAATGCACGCTGTAAAGCCCTTGCCATATGAGGGAATCCGTGTTAGTATAGGGTATGATATTATAGATGACCTTAACTGGTTGCCCCTAGAGCAATGTCACTCTGAGAAGGGTTTATGTCAATTCTATCCAGTGTTCGAGAGATCAAAAGATTTCTTTAACACCAAGTTAGTTCCTATTCCTGTATTCAAATGAAACTTAGACCTAAGGAGGAAGAGTTAGATTGTACTGATCAACTTATGGAGTGCACTACCGATTGTCCTCCAAACGATAAAGAGTGTGAAACAGAATGTGTTGAGGATTATAAGGACTGCGACATTCCAAGACCTGAAGAAGAAATAGCAGATACTTTTAATTCAGTAGACAAAGGAGAACTGATTGCTGAGATCTTATGTATTGCTGCTGAACTAGGTGGTAGTGTTGAGCGAGTGGACACTTCAAATAGTGTCGGAAGAAAAAGTAAAAAGATAGTTATCGAGTATGATATAGAAGAATAATACTCTAAATACTGGTATGGCATACAATGTAATACCAAAAACATTTGAAGAAGCAGGTAAAGCAGTCAAGCATATGGATCAAACCCGTGCTTCTGAAGCCCTTAGGTTGTTTAATGTATTAACAGAGAGGTATGGAAACATACTACCAGATCCTATTGCATTTGATCCAAGTAATAAAAGTGTATGTAAGATTAGCAGACAGCTAGTAGGAACTTTTACGATCAGAGAAATTAAAAATCAGTTGAAGATTAAAAATTTACAACCTGACTTTGGTAATGGTAGTAGAGGAAATAGAGGAGCAGCAAACCAAGGTGGTCTCTTTGAAAGAGAGATGGAGAACTTACTCAATGATTGGATTGAGAATCCAGATGATCTAAAGAGTAATAAGTATAGAAATTTTATCTTTGGTCTTGTAGATCATTATGGTTTGGAGAAGTGTACAGCATTGAGAGTAGTACCTGAAGGTGCTGAGAACAAGAAAAGACCAATGAAAATTGTTAATGGTCATTGGCAGATAGGTGGTGCTTCACCAACTAAAGGATATAATATTGGTGCAACTGTTACTGACGTAACACTGGTGACACAGTGTAAGGGGGAGCAAGAAAGGAATACATATCTGTCACTAAAGACAAGTGGTACCACAAACCTATCTAACTTAGGTCTTAAGACCAACGTGTTCCCTGTAGATCAAGTTAAAGCAGGTAGTATTACCACTGAAGCAGGTCTAGCATTGATTAAAACATTCGGTCTAAAGCAAGATCTACTTTGCGAAACCTTTAATAACTTCCAAGCAGGTAACCGTAACTTCCACGAGATTGATAATGCTCCTAGCTATGACCGTAACTTACTTAAGGAATTGATTAAAGGATCTCTTGGTTGGGGATATCATTATGTCCATCTACACGGTGGCCACATACATCATCTAGAAATTGATGAAAGATTTCTAAATGCTGCCTCCGTTGCGTCAGGTGTCAAAGTGGCATACGGTGGTAACACAGGAGGGGCAAAACGTGTTAATATAAACTTAACAACACCATTATTGGATATGGCTTTTAACATCAGAAACACATCTGATAAGGGAAGTAAAGCAGATCCAGATCGTGTGTATCCAGACAAGCTACAGTCAGGATATAAGATGAAAGGTGAAAGCATTATGACCAAATTTCCAGGTGACGCAGAGGAGGACGCACACGATAATGGCTAATGTAAAGCAACTCAAACACCTTGAACACTTAGAAGATGAAATGTTGAACTATGGTTCTGATGGTTGTGCTGCGTCTGTTGCTTTCCTGAAAGAATTATATAAGATGCTTGGTAAGACTGCTGGTGCGAAAGGATTCTTACAAACCAAGTGGGATGGTGCACCATCTGTAGTATGTGGTACTGATCCTAACAGTGGTATGTTCTTTGTAGGTACTAAGTCTGTCTTTGCTAAGACTGCACCTAAGGTTTGCTACACAGAAGAGGATGTTGATGTATATTATGAGGGAGATCTAGCAGAGAAGTTAAAGTATTCTCTACGTTACTTCAGTAAGTTGAACATTAGAGGAGTTGTACAAGGAGATTTACTATACACAGACAGTACTTTAAAGACTGAGACTGTAGATGGTGAGAAATTATATACGTTTAGACCCAATACTATTACGTACGGAATACCTCAGGAACACGACATAGGTAAAGAGGTCAAGCAATCAAAGATTGGTGTAGTATTCCATACGCATTACAGTGGTACTACTTTTGGAGAGATGCAAGCAATGGCTGGTGCTCCTATTAAGACATTCTCACGTGCTAGTGAAGTAGCAGTCATATCTAACGACACTCCTATCAATGAAGTGACCCTTACGGCTCAAGAATGTACCACTTTCGAGCAATATATTCAACGGATAGATCACCTCTGTGGAAACTGTGGGGAATTCCTCGATAATATTGTGGAAAACATTGGAACAACTGGTGAAGCTAAGTGGCACGTTGCTAGTTACCTTAAGCAGTTCTTTAATAGTCAGGTACGTCAAGGT